GGTCATTCCATGTCTCAGTAAAAGGTGCTAATAAGGCTGATTTATCTACCGTGTACTCTTGCGCGTGTTGCTGTTGGAAGTAGTTAATGAAATCAAGTAGAATAAGCTGAGTATCGCTAAGTATCTCTTGTTCTGAATATTCAGTATCATCACCTTCTTCACCTGTNATTACACGGTCAGCTACAATTATCTGAATGNTTGAAGTTAGATACCCTTCGTTGATTTCCGTGTTCTCATGGAACACCCATAATAGCGGATAATTACGTTCCTTTGCCTGGAGTTCTGCTATCGTTCCTACCCCGCTTTCCTGTATTTGGCTGTGAGCCGTGGCTAGGTCGGTTATCTGGTCTATTATTTGGTTTAGAGTTAGCAAGGTAGCGTTTCAGTTTTTCTTCGTTTCGTTTGCTCATCCTTCATAATAACATGGTGGCTCACTATTGCCTAAATAAAAAGAGGTGACAAAATTGTCCTTCGATGGATGGATAACATCCTGACCCGAACTAGGATTCTGATACTCATCAAAAGAACTCGCGTTCTCACATAGATAATCTATCATCCGTTGACGGTAAAAGGCTGCTTTATTCCGTTCATCTTCGACAAGTCTGTCAACGCTTGATGTAGAAGCAGGTTGTGAATGTTCTGAATCTTGGGTCTGAAGCCCTTTGTTTGTTATCTTGTAGTGAGCCATCGGTAGACACTCAGCTACTACGTAGTGTTTTAAACATACTTGAACATAACTATCCACTAAGGTCTTATAAACACCCGCCAAAGTCGAAGCCTCAATCTCGTCTTTTACTTTATTGTAAAGCGTTGAGCCTAAAGCTATCTGTATTTCAGAATCTTGCACCCAAAGAATAGCCTCGCGGATATATTTCACATCCACGTTCTTAGATACTTGGGTGTTATCCTTTAGAAATGTCTCCGATATAAATAATACACTAGCCATTTTTAACTATTATCTGTTCCCAAGTGTGTCTACAATGTGGAGAAATAACCCCACCACCGCGATTCCAAAAGCCCCCACCCCTTAACCATACGTTACGCTTATTCTGCATTCCGATGGTTTGTATTTCTTCGTTTGTCCACGTTTTCCCCGCGTTGCTTTGACCAACTAGATTCCTGCAAAAATCACGGGTCGTTTTAATCACCGTTGAACCGCTTGCTTCTGCTCTTTTAATGTAGCTGTATTTTATCTTTAAAGTGACCTCTAATGGTTCAGCCGTTTCAAGTGCTTTGCTTCCTTTAGAAGTAACCTCTGATACTTTCTGAGTGGTGTCTATTACTTGTTCAGTTCCGACCTTCAGATAGTCTAAAGCTGCCAAGTTCCTGACCGATTCCATTACTTCATCTACCGTGCTTTCTAGCATCTCAGCAACAGCGTCCCACCTTAGCGCGGGGTTCTCTTTTAATATCTCCAGAACAGCCATATCAAACGCCTCAGAACCGAATCCGAAACGCCTTAAAATATCTTCACTTTTATCGGCTTGTTCATTACTTGTGAAATCAACTTGTCGCCTGTAAATTATATCTTCAGGGTCGATGGTTTCTCCACAACTTGCGAAGGCTTCACATACATTGAACTCTGAATTTTTAGCATCGTCTTCCATCTGCACCGCTTCGAGTTTTGGTAAAGGGTCTAACCCTACCGCTTCGCGAATTTCATCGGTGGTCATTACAGATACTTTAGTCTGCTCTGAGTACTCTACTCCAATTGGTTCGGTGTCTATAATATCAAGACGTTCCTCAAAGCCTTGTACGCTTGCGAGTCCATTGAACACCCGTAAAACTTCGTCTTGTCTGTTGTTTACGTAGGTGTTCTGGAATAGTTCGTAAGCATCACGTAACTGATTACGGGTTGAAAAGATTCCTTCCTCTTTTACTCCGAACAATTCCCCAGAAGTAACCCGATGTCCTGAAAAGATATTCTGCTGAGTGGTCTTTTCTAGTATCTGATAACGGTCTGCGAAGTCGTTTCCATCCAAGTTAATGACCTCCGCGCCCTGTTCCCTTGAGTCGTTAAAGTTCAAGATAAAGCTATTCGCGTTATCTGTTCCTGTGAATTTAGCTTTTAACTTTCGTTCAATCGCGCCTTGTTCTTCTTCGGGTGGTTGCCCGTTGAAGAAGTTTATCATCTTACCCGCTTGAAAATTGTTCTTTATTTCATTAAGTTGGTAGTTTGCTATTTCTCTATCAACTTCGATGTAAGGAATACAACCCAAATACCCAGGCAAAGGGTAAACGTGCGCCTGTGGATGGTAGTCTTTAACGTATAACAGTTGTTTTCCGTGGGGTCTGCTCCAATCAAAAGCACTTATCACCTCAGTCTCAGGATTTGACTTGCTCCAATCTTCAGAATAGAAATAGAAATCACCTTCTTTTGCTTTGCGGTATTGCTTAAATTCCGCATGATGGATAGCCGCTATCTTCTCATTTGTTTGATTGTAGATTATCTCTAAAGCAAACCCGTTATAGATTTCGTAATCTAACACACACTTCGCGAGAAGGTCGTTTAATGTTTCGTTTGAATTAGGTGACTTGATAAATTTATTCAGATTCGCTAGCTGCTCGGTGTTAAGCCCTTCCTCGTTTACTTTGAACCCACTTCCTACAATGTAATCAGTCTTACCGTTTACGATCGCGTGATGTTTTGAACTGGAATTGAAAAGGTCTAAAAGGTAATCACCGTAGCGATTCTTGTACTTTCCTTTCGAGCCGTAGAGTATCCAATCCTTTGACCGTTCCTCCTTAAATTCGGGGACTTTGTGGTCATTCAGTTTTATTACAAAAGTCTTATCCTTCATAGACTACGTATTCAGGGTTGTTACTATACTCTGTTGGGCTTGTAGTTGTGCCTGTAACGATACACATTCCACTTTCTAAAGCGGTCAAACCTGAAGGGTCAATGTTAGATGAAGATGAATTAGCGAAGATAACATACCTCAATTCACCTTCTTTTAATAGCACCTCACCATCCGCAGCCGTGGGGCTTGCTTGCTCGGTTATCTCGAATTGATTGTATCTATCCTGAAAAGAACTCGTGTCCTGTTGGATGCAGTAGTCTTTTTCCATCGTGGTCAAGTGTTGAAATTCAAATAGATAATGTGAAGCCGTACCCTTCTCNGTGAGGGTTACAGTTANATCATTAGCCGTTGACTTCGTTATACGTATCATACACTCGCNACAAGCACCTCTAAATCACAGGCAGCGGTATCAGACTTTGCGCTGATGTTNTCCATCTGACTGAACGTTGATGAAGCTCCACCCGTTGCGTGGACTTCTAGGTCATCGTTACACATTAGATATGATTGCCCCGCTTCCAACTTCACGAAGAAAGTATCCGAACCCGTATCACTCACCCCGATGGTCACGAAGTTAGTATCGTCCTTATTCGTTATCCGAATATATCTGAGGTCGGTGTTTAAAAANATTCCTTGTCCCGTTGCTGATCCGAAGCCTAGAATATCTACCTCAGAAGTATCTACTGTTACGATCTGATTATAGACCTCGTTAACACTTGATACCGTAAAGGTATGAGTAGAACCCCTGTCAGAACCAGCCAACGTGATTGACTCGGTTATGGTTGAAGTGAATGTAGCCGCTGTTACTGTTGATGCCATGTTTTATATCTTATGCCTTTAAATATAAATTCCGTGAAATTGTTTTAAAAAAGAAAGGGGTCACTAAATAGCAACCCCCTTCCCGAACGATAAACAGAAATATCTTAGTTTGTTATTGACGCAAGGTCACCGCTTGAAACGTTAACGTGTGGGTTAGGTTCTAATCCTGTGAAGGTCATAGTGTACCCGTTCAAATCCGCTGCTGCTACGCCACTTCCAGCGGTAGCCGCTGATAGGTCTAGCCCGTTAGTTACTCCGATTGCCCAATATTGCGGAGTCGCTTCTCTAGTTTCCACGATTGCCACAACTCTATTCTTAGCAAGTAGCTGCATTTCGTTCCGCTTGGCTACGTCCAACTTTGAAAGGATGAACATAATAGCGGGGACATAGTATAGAGTTCCTTTGTTGCTTCCAGGTGTCGGGTCATCGTTAAATGAACTTTCCTCCTTGTCCAACTCGTACTTATAAAATACCGTCGAAGCAGTTCCGAAGGTTACCGCGCCTGTTGAATAAGCGGGAGTTAGTGTGTCCCATTGTGCAAGAGTCGCAAACCTAACCGACTTAATACCACCGATCGCTTCTTTGCAATCGAGTGAAAATCCTTGTGTTAATACACACGCCATCGAATAGGGTTTTAAATGTTAAAGTATAATGTTTGCAATCTCTCCAGGGAAACGTACCTGAGTACCTACCTTAAATTCACACTTCATTCTAACGGTGTCATTATCTTGCGAGTACCAGACGTTAAGGTTAGTCTCGTCTCCAATTCCGTCAACTCCGATGAACATATTGCTAGTTTTTCCAGCGTAAGCGTCACCCGTTCCTGTGAGTCCTTGTACTGGAACTACACTCATGTTGTTTCCTGGGAATGTCAAACCTTGTGAAAGGTCTGCTGCTGGGTCTGCTCCTCCGAGTCCTGAGTTAATCAAAGAACCGTAAGTAGAACCACCATTTATAAGTGCTGAAACTAAAGCCGCGTAGGCATCATATCCAATGAAGGACGTAATATCAGAACCGCTTATCCCGTTATTGGAAAGTGCTGTATAAAGTCTGTGCTGTGCTTCAAGTGCCTGAGAATGGAGGTTAATGTCCGTTAGAGCAGTACCAGAGTAGATTGAAGTTGTATTAGCGTCAATCCCGCCCGAACCTATTGTGTCAATAAATCCGTTGAAGAACTGATTGTTACCTGTTCCTGTTGATGTGTCACCTTGCCATATACTAACGTCTACCGCTGCTGCGATTTCATTAGTAACGTTTTCAAGGATCATAGCCCAAACATCAGATGGTTCTACTGAATCATAATAAGCACCCGCCCGAATCTGTGAGCTTAGGTAAATTGACTCCAAGTCTTTAGGACACCATTCCATATCTACCTTAACTTTTCCAGGAGATAAAGTTCTCTGTGAAAAAGTAGACGTTCCTGAAGCGTTGAATCCGCAGCTTCCTCCCGTCTGGAAAAAGATCGTATTCGCAACGTTTGGTAATTTTACATCACCCTTAACTCCAGGCATTACGGTAGCGTGCTGCATCATCTTAGCACCTAGTACAACCGCTGCACCTAAGTCGGGCTTATTCTCTTCTACGTAGGCATCTAAACCTGTTACATCAAAAGCCATGTTTTATTTTTTAAATATTATTTTTCTTGCGAGTGCCGTTAGGTCGACATCGTTAGTTTTCTTATTAGCGAAAGGATTATTAAGCGTTTTCTTTGGTTTATCGCTTGGTGTTTCTGCAAACTTCTCCACGATCTCAACCACCAATGCAAGCCCCTCTTTCAGTTCCTTGTTTTCCTTTGTCAATTCGTCCACCGTTTCAACAGTCGCAAATCGTAGCTTCTCAATCTTCTCGGTGATTGCTACGTTCAATTTATTGATTATCTGCTTTTGTAGTTTCTCCAAATCAAAAGCGGGGGCTTCTGGTGTTGGTTCTAGTTCGTCAACCTCGTTCATTTCCTCAGGTGCCTCTTCACCTTCAACCGCTTGAACTTCGACAATAACACCGCCCTCAACTGTGATTAATGTACCGTCTTCTAGTTCTAGGTTTCCATCAGCGGGTGCAGTTAGTTCACCATCCTCACCGATAACTTCAACCTGCGCGCCTACTTCTACATTAGGTGTAATTCTTAGCACCGTACCGTCAGCCGATTTTACATCTTCTGCTTTTACTTCCTCAACCTCTTCAAACTTCAATAGCTTTTTGATTCCAGGGAGGTTCTTTTGTACGAGTTCTTTAATATCCATAGTAAGGGCTTATGTCTTTAAATATAAAAAGGGTCGGGGTGTTTGAAAAAATATTACTTTAGCTACATGGAAAACGATAAAGACCCTATGCAGATACTCG